CTACATACAGCGCATTTAATAGTACACAGGTCGGCTTTACAATAATGACAATAAAGTAAGCAACTGACCGTGGTTTACAGCGCAAACATCCCTCCAACCGGCGCTTCGGTTAGCGAATCGCCTTTCGTGCGTGACTTGGAAGTCATCGCAATGATGGAAGACTGGCAGGTTATGGCTGCCGTCACCCGTGGCACCAACTACATCCGCGATCTAAGCGAACAGTTTCTACCGAAAGAACCAAGAGAAGACGACGACGCCTACCAAACCCGCATCGATCGCAGCGTCCTCTCCCCCTACACCAGCCGCTTAATCGAAACAGCCGCTGGAGCGATCCTTCGCAAACCGATCCACATCGAAGGCGACGATTACTGGATTGAGCTAAGTGACAATATAGACGGCATCGGCTCAAACATCAATGAGTATGCGCGTCGCGCTCTGGTCAGCAGCCTTACCTATGGCCATAGCGCAATTCTGGTTGACTACCCTGCTGCCACTGGTGCCCGAAACCTGGCTGAAGAACGTGCGATGGGACGACGTCCCTATTTCGTGCATGTGGATGCCGCACAAATCTGGGGATGGCGTCAGGCAGACTACACAATGCCCGGCAGCCCCCTCACGCAAGTCCGAATCCACGAATACGCCACCCGCCCCCTGAACGACTTTGGTGAAGAGCAAATGGAACAGATGCGTGTCATCTACCCAGGCCGCTATGACTTGTACACGCTGGGCGAAGACATCGTCGAATTTTCTCAAACCGGGGGCTTCAGCCTGGACGAAATTCCAGTGGTGCCCATTTACAGCAACCGCCGGGGCATGTTGCGCTCTCAACCGCCACTGCTCGACATCGCCAACCTCAACATCACCCACTACCAACGGCAAGCCGACCTAATCCACGCACTGCACATCGCCGCAATGCCCACTCTTGTGCTAGAGGGCTGGGACGACACGCTTGGATCGGCAACGATGGGCGTTAATTACGCCATTGCAATGACGCCTGGCAACAAGGCGTATTACGTGCAAGCGGACGCCACAAGTTTCGACGCCCAGATGCAAGAACTACAGTCACTTGAAGGCCAGATGTCCACGCTCGGCGTAACCAAGCTGTTCGGCCAAAAGTTTGTTGCAGAATCTGCCGAGGCCAAGCGTATTGACCAAGCACAAAGCAACTCAGTGCTGTCGATCATCAGCCAAGAACTAGAGAGCGCACTAAATCAGGCTTACGGCCTAGCCGCCAAGTACGTCAGCATCGAACCACCTGAAATCCGCGTGGATCGTGACTTCGACTACTACCGCCTAATTGGCCAAGACGTGGCAGTGCTGAGCGACCTGAACACCAACGGCAAGATCAGTAACGAAATGTTGCTTGAAGTGTTGCGACGCGGTGAAATTTTGCCTGACGACATGGACATCAAAGAAGAGGCTGCAAAAATCACCGAACCAGAGCCCACTGATGTAGTGGACAACACAACTGTAGAATAGTACCATCTGATTCAATTTTCCCGTGTCTGAAGAACAGCAAGTAACTTCTCCTGTGGAGAACGAGGCTGTCAAGCCTGTGACTAACGCTGAAGACCTGCAAGCGCAGTTGGAAGCACTGAAGTCCAAGAACTCAGAGCTAATCAGTGAGCGCCGCAAAGACAAAGAGAACCGCGAAAAGCTCCAGCAGCAGCTGAACGAGATCGAGGCTGCCAAAAAACAGGCCGAAGAGGCACGTCTTGCCGAATCAGGCGAGTACAAAACGCTCTGGGACGATGCCCAAACCACAATCTCTTCTTTGAAGCAATCAATCGCTGAAAAAGAAGCTGAAATCGACCAAATAAAGCAGGGTTACAGCAAAGAACAACTGCGAGCATCAATGCTTTCTCAGTTGTCAACAGCTGGTGCGCTTGCACCGGATCAGCTGTATCGTTTAGTAGAGGATAATCTTCGTAACAAAGACGGACAGCCTGTGGCTGTAGTCGGCGGCGTCGAGACTCCTGTGGCCGAATACGTGGCCAACCTAAAAAATCCCGGTAGCGGTTACGAGCATCATTTTGCGGCTAGTAACACTGCTGGAATGGGTGTTACGGGCAGTGCCCGCGCCACCTCCCTACCTGGCCAAAGCAACCCGTGGTTGAAGGACAGCTTTAACGTTACCGAGCAGATGATTCTTCTTGCTAAGGATCCTGATAAGGCTCGGATTCTTAAAGCTGAGGCCGGTCGCTAGTCCCAGTGGGACGTCCCGTAAACCTGTTTTTAGGAGCCCAAAATGGCTGCCATCTCTGAGAATTATTCCGGCGGAACATTCCTGTCGGATCTGGTTACGCGCCCGGAATTCCTTCAGTACACCTCTGAGGGCATTTTCGAGCAGTCCAAGTGGATCCAAAGCGGCATCATTCAGCGTAACGCTGCTCTGGACGCCCGTGCAGGCGGCACCCGGATTCGCGTGCCTTTCCACGACCCCATCAGCCCAACCGAGGAGCAGATCACCTCTGCATCCGACTGGGGCACCTCTGGCGCAGGCTACCTGACCCCTCAGGGCACCTCCGCTGACGAGCAGATCATGACTCTGCTGCATCGTGGTTTCAGCTATGCCGCTGATGACCTGAGCAAGCTGGGTTCCGGCGCTGATCCTCTGGCTCACGTCCGCAACCAGCTGACTGCCGCGATCAACAAGCTGAAGACTTCCACCCTCAAGGCTCACCTGCTGGGTCTGTTCGGTGGAATCACCGCTGCTGGCGTCCTCGGACCCAACCAGTACGACGCTTCCGTTGCAGGTGCAAGTCCTGCTGAAGCCAACTACATCTCTGTTGGCAACGTTCTGGAAGCCAAGAACCTGCTGGGTGAGCGTGGCGAAGAGATCGACACGATCGCAATGCACTCCTCTGTTGCTTACTACCTGCAGCAGATCGGAATGTTGGTGTTCAGCACCTCAGCACTGGCCGCTTCCGGCGCAGTGACCTGGGGCGGCGGTGGTGTTGGTGTCGGCAACCCTGAAGTCGCCACCTTCGCTGGACTGCGCGTCGTCATCGACGACCAGCTGTCCTACCTGACCGGCGGTACTGCTACCCACCGCGTCAAGTACCCCGTCTACATGTTCAAGTCTGGCGTTGTTTCCGAGGGCATCCAACAGGATCTGCGCTTGGCCGCCGACCGCAACATCCTGTCCATGCAGGACGTACTGGCTGTGGACTACCACTACGGTTTCCACATCACCGGCACCAAGTGGGCCGCCGCTGGCGACAACCCCACTAACGAGGCCACCTCCGGCAACCTGGCCAACACCAGCAGCTGGAACCTGGTCTTCGCCACCACCAAGATGGTGCCGATTGTGCGCCTGCTGGTGAACACCCCATTCGACACCACCGCTTATTCCTGATAAGCTCTGGTACGACGAAAGAACACAAGCCCCCGCAAGGGGGCTTTTTCATGTTCAGCCGTCAGCGAGGCGCATCTGCTCTTGCCGCTCAAACACCTCTTGAGTACGCGCCACCATTTTGTAGGAGCGCAACACAACTTGATTAACTACCGTGTAGCTCATCATGAGTTCCTCGGCAATCTGCGGCACAGTCTTGCCTTGTTCCCGTAGCTTGCGGATCTCCTTGACCACATCAGCAAACTTGCGCGGCTTCTCACCCACAGGCTCTGAAACCTTCTTTACGCTGCTAGCGGTGTACTCACTTTTACGAACCGGCATGGAAATGGCGCGACTTTTCATCCTTAAGAATAATACAAAAACATTTATCGACATCCCAGCCAACGAACTGACGGATTACCAAGCGCAGATCGAGTTGTCTGGAGCGACGGTGTACCACGCAACAGTGCTACCCAAACCAAGTAGACGCACCAAAGCTAAACTGAGGAAAAGGTTGTATTAAGCCGTGGCCGCAACAATCGACGCCACTCTCGGGGGAGCATCAGCCAACAGCTATGTAACGCTGGCTGAAGCGGACGCATATTTTCTGACGGTCCCGCACGACGAGCACTGGATCGGGTCAGATGACAAAAAGAACCGCGTTCTAATTACGGCAACCCGATATTTGGACAACTTTGACTACTACGGCACACGTTGCAGCACAACCCAAGCATTGAAGTGGCCGCGCAAAGACTACAAAGTTGACGGCGTGGAAATTGACTGCACCTACATCCCTCAACAGGTCAAAAACGCCACTTTTGAACTTGCTCATGCACTGAGCTATAAAGGTGAAGCTCTTGTAGGCACCACTGGAACGCAAGGCACTTACGAGGAAGTCGAACTAGGTGATCTCAAGGTCAAATACAAGGACAGCAGCCAGACTCCAGGCGTCATCAACAACATCCTCGACATTTACCCCTGGCTCGAATCCTTCCTCGGCCCCTACATGAAATCCGGCGCAACCAACTACGCCGTAACCTTGGAACGAGGCTGATATGGCGCTAATCGACGACATCTTTGGTGCAATCCCAGCACAATTGATGGCCGACTGGGGCCAAGACATCACCTACATCAAAACCACACTGCCCGCCACATACGACCCTATGACTGGGACGATAACTGAAGCCGAAACCAGCGTCACAGTCAAGGCTATGATCATGAACATCAACCCAAAAGAATATGACGGTTTGTATCAAACTACTGATTTGAAGGTGATGTTTGGTGCGGACGAGCTGGGCGACTATTACCCAACTCAAGCTGACAAAATTCAGTACACGCAAGCAGGTGAAACCCGCGAAGCAAAACTCCTTAACATTGTTACAGAACGCGGCACCAAAGCCATCTTCCACACTGCCATAGCGAGGCCCCAGTAATGGCACGCAATGATTTTATGAAGTTGTTAAAAGATGTAGACGTGTTTTTTGCTTCTGCTGTTTCTTTTGGCCCTATACGTGCAGCCCATCGAACAGTACGAGAACTGCAGCAAGAAGGCCCTAGTTGGACAGGTAGATTCTCTAACTCATGGAAGATTGAGACACCAGACGGACGTTCATTTAAAGGTTCTGGACAACCAGGCGAGCCACAGCCGCTGCCTGTTCCAGCATTGACCGGCCCGCAAGCTTTAAAAGCAGGTATAGCTAAAGACCGCATTGTATTTACTATCTCAAACTTCAGCCCTTGGGCTGGACAAGCGGTTGATTTTGTAGACGACCATTTTTACAGGCCGACACCAAAACCACAGACACAACTCGGTTTAAAGAAGTGGGAAGAGTCGGGTTTGGCACGCCCTAAAGAACCCCATAAGCGATACGACATCTACTCAGAAAGTGATCCGGGTAACGCTTCACGTACCGCAGATCAAGACTGGTTTACTACGTATGTCACTAGCGGCAAGCTTGATAAAACTATTACTTTTGAAATGGACAATATGTTTAGGTCTCTCCCCAACCGCTTTCGCTAAAAATGAACTACCAAGCCATCCGCGCTGCTATTGAGCAGCCTCTTCTAAACGCCTTCAACGCACTGTCCCCCGCAGTGCCGGTGTTTTTCGACAATATCACAGCTGCGCCCAAAAACATCACAACAGAATACGTGCGTGTCAATGTAACGTTTGGTATCACAAACGAACCAACACTGACCGGTAGCGTGGATTTTGCGCGTGGTGCGGTGGTTATCCGCGTATTTACTGAGAAAGGCCACGGCCCAGCACGCAACCAGACCCTTTTAAACACCGCAGTCGGCGTTTTAGAAACTCTTAACGAAACGGCAAAGACAAACAGCGGCGTATTTTTCCGCGTCAGTGGAATTGAAGGACCGACATTCTCGGCTGATGAAACATCACCCCACTTCATGGGGCGTGTCGAGACAGGCTATAGGGCCACTGTATTGAGTTAGTAAAAAACAGCTATCCTGTAAAAAGCCGGGCAGTGCCCGCAGAAAACCCGTTCTCTGGTACGCCAATGGCCGCCACCGTTCTGTCCGGCACCTCAGGTGCCCTGTATTACAAACCAGCTGGCACCTTGGGCCAGTTTGCCGAAGCTGACGTCGATGTTACTGGCGATAGCTTTACCGTCGCAACCTATCTAAACTTTAAGACAGGCGATCCTGTTAAGTTCAGCGTTGTTGATACGACGACTGGCGGCACCGGCAGTGGCACCCTTCCCGCAGGCATCACCACTGGCACCACCTACTACGTTATTGCTTACACCGCATCAACCGGTGTTATGCAAGTTTCTGCGACGTCCGGTGGTTCGACGATCACGATCACTGACGACGGCACCGCAGTCTCACCAAACAAGTTCCAGGTTGAGTACGCAACCTTTGCTTCTGTAGCTCAGGTGCGTGAATGGAGCTTCGAGATCACCCGTGACGAAATCGACGTCACCACAATCGGTGCTACCCCAGGCCAATACGTTCCGTTCAAAACCTTCATTGCAGGTTTTGCGGATGGTTCAGGCAGCGCAACGGTGTATTTCACCGACACCGACGACGCTCTGGGCAACCGGATGATCGAGGACGTGCTGCAACGCATCCAAACTGGTGCCAAGTTCAAGCTTTACACCGACCAAGTGTTCAGCAGCGGCACTCTGAACGACACTTTGAGCCGTTCAATCGAGTTTGAAGCAAACCTGACTTCTGCCAACCTGTCCATCAACCCTGACGACGCACAGGCTGTGGAAATCAACTTCCGCCCCACCACCACCCCAACCTTCGACTTCGCCAAGTCCTGATAGGATAAACGCGAAAAGGGACACAAACCCCGGTTATCCGCCGGGGTTTTTTATTGGCTTGTCCGCTACAGTAACGCCATACACCAGTAAATCAAATGCCTGCTTCTAACTTGCGTGCGATCGACCGCCTTCGCAAAGCGGCCAACCTAGAGCCCGTAAAAAAAGAAGTCGAACTCTCGGATGGAACGATTTTCGAGATGTACGTTACGCCACTGACAATGGCTGAGCGTGAGCGTGCCCAGCGCAACGCCAAGTCTGACGACGCCAACGCTTTTGCGCTGCAATTGTTGCTGGCCAAAGCCCAAGACGCCAACGGCCAAAAGCTATTTAACGCAGGCGAAATTGACGTGCTGAAGAACGAGGTGAAAGATAAGGATTTGCAAGCACTGATGCTCGGCGTTTTGACTGACGACGAAGCAGCAGAAATGGACCCAAAATCCTGAGCGCAGAACTTCGTAAGGACAACTGGCTCATGCTGCAGTTCGGCGTTGCCAAAGAACTAGGCATGAGTCTGTCCGAAGTTCGCGCCACCATGACCCCCGAGGAGTTGATTGGCTGGAGCGCCTACTTCAAGGTGATCAACGACGAGCAGCAAAAGGAAATGGATAAAGCACGCCGCCGCCGCTAAAGTAGGAAAACAGGTACGTCGGTCTGGTTGTGGCTTACAGAGCTGAAATAGAGATCGGCATCAGAGGTGCCGCACGTTTAAAAGACCTACAGAACAGGTTGTACAACTTATCTAAACTTATAGATAAAAATAATTTAAAACCTATTTTTGGTAGAGTAGCCGTTCAAAGTATACAAAATTATTCTAATACACTAGCTTTAGCCAAAAGTAATTTAAATAAAGTACAGATAGAGCTTGATAAGACGGGAAAAGCAACAGGGTTATACGCAAAAAGCATAAAAGAGACCGCAGATGCTTTAGTGTCTGCTAACAGTGCCCAAAAAATTACTAATCAACTTCTTAGGGAAGAGCTCGACTTACGCACAGAAGCTGCGCGTGTCGCCCGTTTACAAGCCGACGGAATTAAAGAGGTTACACAATACGCAGGGCCTATTGGTCCTGGACCTGCATCGGCTATTGACGCTCCTGTAAGAGGCGGAGTCAGTGGGGTTGTCGCAAGTACCATCGATCCAAGCCGTGGTGTTGCGATTCAGCGCGATCGGCTTACTTTAGAGCAAGCCTTATTAAACCTGCAAGAGCGTAAGGCAGACGCAGTTTTTGAAGAACTAAGAAATAACGAGGCCCTGGTTCGTAGTGCAAATGAGGCAAAACTGCTTGCAGCCGAGGCAGCTGGCCAGCGCCCGCAAAGCCAACTATCCCTTGCTGGCGGCAGACGTCTTGCAAAAATTGAAAGTAAAGAGCGCACGGAAAATCTTGCTAAGCAGGCGGTTCAAGAGGGCAAGGCTAATCAAGATGCTTTTAACCAACGCCGACAGTACGCTGACGAAATTTTCCGTATTGAGCAAGAATTTAACAAAAGACTTAGAACTCAAGAAATCGATTCTCTACTAAACCAGTTTGAGTTAAAAGAAAGACTTCAAACACGGGTCTTTAACAAAGCACTAGAGCAAGACAAGATTCAAGGGCAGCAGTTTGAGCAGGAGCTTGAAAACAGAACAACTAAAAGACTTGAAGCTGCAAAAAAAGTAAACACCGAACGCACGCGAAGAAGAGCAGCGGAATACAGGCTAGAGCAACGGCGACAAAAAAGAATTGAAAAAGCTCGTTTAGACACCGAGGCCAAAGTAGCCGCTCGCCGTAACAATGCCTTAGGAAGTGCCTTAATCGGTGGCGCATTCCCGCTGTTGTTTGGTCAAGGTATTGGTGCAGCAGGCGGCGGCCTTATTGGTGGCGGTCTTGGCGGACTTGCTGGGGGCCAGTTCGGCTTCGCTTTATCTCTGGTTGGTACGCAAATCGGTACAGCCGTCGATAGCCTGAGTTTACTAGGCCAAGAACTGAACAGTCTAAACCCGGATGTAGGCAAAATCAGCGAAAGTCTAGGTATTGCTGGTACGGAAACTCAGCAGTATATTGATGCGTTGGTTGCAGCTGGTCGTGAGCAAGAAGCTGCTGCATTTGCGACATCAGAATTAGCTGCTCTGGTAGGTAATGAAGGTGTAAATGCACTAAAAGAGTTTGGTGCTGATACGCAAAATCTTGCGAACGAGTTTACCCGCGCCATGACCATTATGGGCGCTGCTATTGCTGAGGTAATAAACAGAGCAGAGTTTTTAAAAAGGATAGCCAGCGAAATTGAAAGGTTTACCTTAGCAAGCCAAGCCGAAACTAGCACTGACCCAGAAATCCAACGCCTACTGGAACGTAGGCGTACTGAAACACGTACAGGCCCTGGCGGCAGCGGTACAGACATAGTTTTATTTGAAAGTTTAACAGAACAGATTATTGAACGTCAAAGAGAACTAAACCGCCTTAAAAAAGAAGGTTTGGACATTGATGGTGTAACAAAACTTCTTACGGACGAACAGGCACAGCTACAAAACGTACAAGCAAACACCTTAAGAGCGCAGATACAGCTTGAAGCAGCCAATGGCAGTATTTTAGATGATAATGTATTTGCTTTAAAAGAAGCCGTTATACAGCGCCAAAACGAGGAAGAGTTACAGGCAGCTATAAACGAAGGTTTAGATATAGAAATAGTTGGTTTAAAGTTAAAGCTTGCTCTTTTGAAGCTAAGTGCTGAGCGACGTACTGCTGAGCAAAGAGCTGCTGAAAAAGCAGCTAGAGAAGCGGAACGAGCTGCACGGGAAGCCAAACGCGTACAAGAAGAAGCAGATAGAGCAGCGCGTGCAACCCAGGCACTAAGTATTGAGCTACAGCTTTCAAGATCTATTACGGACCAAAACATCGAGATTGCTAAAGCCCGCCGAGACGGCAACTCCGAACTTGTTTACACACTACAAATAAACAAAGAGCTAAATGTGCTAGCTGCGAACATAGCAAAAATTGAGAACGAAAAGTTGTCCGCACAGGATGAAGCACTAAAAATTGCCATTGCCCGAGAGCAGGCTGCACAAAAGTTAAATAATTTAGAGCAAGCAAAGTTAGATCGTGAAAAAGATATAGAAGACGCCGTAAAGAAAAATCTGCGTAGTATTCAAAACGAAATTGATTTAAGTCAAGCACGTTTGAATGGAACAGAAGATCAGGTTAAACTAGAGCAACAGCTGCAGGCTATAAAAGAAAGCACAGGTGTTAAAGATGCTCAAGCTCTAGAAGACCTCAAAACAAAACTTTTGTTGCTGCAAGAGCAGCTAGCAAGCGAAAAAGCTATCCAGGAAGTACGCGATATTCAGCAGCGCACGGCCACGGCTGGTGCGGGCCTTCGCGCAGGTTTCATCGGCCAGGCAGGCCAAGCATTTGAACAACAACTACAGCAAGGTGCTACAGCGGAACGCGCCACTGAAATTGCTTTGCTAACTAGGGAAATGGAGCTTGCTGAACTGCAAGCACAATCTTTACAAAATGCTGTGCTTGGTATTGGCGATGCTTTTGCAGCGGCAATGACTACAGGGGTATCAGAGCTGATTGCTGGGACGAAGAGCGCCGAAGAGGTATTTAGTGATTTTCTAAAGAACGTAGGCAACACTCTTCTTCAAGCAGCGCAACAGATGATCGCTACCTACATCGCAATCGGCATCGCCAAAGCATTTGCAGGTTTAAGCGGGGGAGGCAGCGATTTAGGGTCAGCACCACCTGATAGCGGCGGTTTACGTCTGACTGAGATAAGTAAGTACATGGACGGCCGTGCAAACGGCGGTCCGGTGCAAGGCGGCCAACCCTACATGGTGGGTGAGCGTGGTCCGGAACTTTTCGTACCAAGCAGCAACGGCGGCGTCATGCGAAACGAGGACATG